TCAGGTAAGTCGCTTATCATATATCTCATTGCGAGATATTTAAATTGTAAGACTCTTATCATTGTTCCTACTATCTCACTTGTCGCACAGCTATACAAAGACTTTGAAGACTATGGGTTTGAGAGTGATAAATACATACATCAGATCATGTCAGGCGCAAGCAAACAAACTGATTGCCCCATTGTCATATCTACATGGCAGTCAATTTACAAGATGCCAAAAGAATGGTTCGAAGAATTTGAATTAGTTGTTGGAGATGAAGCGCATTTGTTTAAAGCAAAGTCGTTGATATCAATTCTAACAAAACTAACAAAGTGCAAGTATAGATTTGGACTCACAGGTACACTAGATGGAACACAGACACATAGATTAGTCTTAGAAGGTTTGTTCGGTAAAGTCAAACAGATAACAACAACAAAAGAATTGATTGACTCCGGACGATTAGCGAAGTTTAGAATTAAAGCATTGGTGCTTAAGCACAACGAAGAATCATGTAAGCTAGGTAAGAATTTTAAATATCAAGATGAGATAAATTATATTATAGGTAAGCCGTCACGTAATAGATTCATTAGAAATTTGACTATGAGTTTAGAAGGTAACACTCTTCTACTATATCAGTTCGTTGACAAGCACGGCAGAATATTGTATAATATGCTTAAGGACGCAGTAGAAGAAAATAGACCTGTATTCTTTATTCATGGTGCGGTTGGCGTAGATGAAAGAGAAGAAGTTCGTAGAATTACTGAAGATGAAGAGAATGCAATTATCGTAGCATCATATGGAACATTCTCTACTGGTATCAACATTCGTAATCTACATAATGTTATTTTTGCTTCACCAAGCAAGAGTAAAATTAGAACACTACAGTCTATTGGTCGAGGATTGCGTTTGGGAGATAACAAGAAAGAAGCTATTCTGTATGACATATCGGATGACATGACTTATAAGAGTAGAAAGAATTTTACGTTAGAACATTTTATCGAACGAATGAAAATTTACAACGATGAAAAGTTTGAATATAAAATTTACACGTTAAATTTAAAGGAAGAATAATGCTTTGCAAAGTACTAAAATTAACAAACGGTGATACTCTCATCGGAAATGTTGTTGAAGAAAGTAGAGGATACATTGAAGTGCATCGTCCTATGAAAGTTGTTCTTGTTCCTAGAATGTCTGAAGATCATATGTTTAGCTTGTCGATGATGAAATGGGATCCACTTACAAATTTTGATTTGCCTTCTAGAATATTTAAACAAAGTATTGTTTCCGTATCTGAAGCAACATCAGAAATTATAAGAATCTATGGCGAAGCATATCAAGAATTCGATTCGAATGAAGAAGATGAAATTGAAATTCAAGCAGACGATAGAATGTCTGAAATCAAAGAAGAGATTGATAAGATGAGAGAAGCAATGGCTTCATCTAACAATCATATATTACATTAAGTCTTTATCAAACAGGACACTGCAATAATAACTCATTGTCAAGTGTTTGTCAACTAACTGAGGTGAAACATGACTATTACTACCGCTACCGTAAAACCAAAACAAAAACACTACGTCAACAACGAACATTTCCTAGAAGAGATGGTTGTCTTTCGTGCCGGCGTCAAAGAAGCAGAAGCAACAAACGGAGAGCGCCCAAGAGTACCTGAGTACATTGGCGAATGCTTGTTTAAGATTGCAACGCACTTGGCACGTAAACCAAACTTTGCAAACTACACATTCAAAGAAGATATGGTATCGGATGGTATTGAAAACTGTCTGTTGTACATTGATAACTTTGATCCTGAGAAGTCTAAGAATCCATTTGCATACTTTACCCAAATTATCTACTATGCATTCTTGCGAAGAATTCAAAAAGAGAAAAAGCATCTATACATCAAGTATAAGAGCATGGACAATTTAATCATTACCTCTCTCATTGAAAACAATGGCGAAGAATACGTTTCTTCAAGTCTAAATGGTGTGATGCACGATTCGTATAGCGAAGAATTCATTAGTGACTTTATCAAAGCATTTGAAGTGAATAAAGAGAAGAAGATCGCAAGTGCAAAGCCTAGAAAGAAAAAGGCAGATACTGCTACCGCATTCGATGAATTTTTGGAGAAAGACAATGCAGACACCAATACCAGCCCAACTTGAAAACTGGCTAAAAATTGTTAACGACAAAAGGTCACCACAAAATCTCAGAGAAACTGCCGTCTTGCATTTGACTGAGATTCGTGCTATAATCGACAAGTCTTTAGGTACAACAATGAAGAAGCAAGGGCAACGAAAGTATGAGAATATGTTTACTAGGTGATACTCACTTTGGTGTTAGAAATGACTCCAAAGCGTTTCATGCTTACTATGAAAAATTTTATGATGAGACATTCTTTCCAGAACTGAAACATCGTGGTGTAAGAACAATCATTCAGCTTGGTGACTTGTTCGATAGACGCAAGTACATCAACTTTCATTCGCTGATGGAAAGTCGTAGATACTTCTTTGACAGATGCGTTGAAGAAGGCATTACTCTTCACGCATTGATTGGTAATCACGATATCTTTTGGAAAGAAAGTCTTGAAGTTAATTCTCCTGACTTGTTGCTGAGAGACTATCATAACATTGTGCTATGGCAGAAACCTGGTACACTTGAAGTTGATGGGATCAAAATCGATATGATACCATGGATTTGCAAAAGCAATGAAGCGGAAGTTTTTGAGTTTGTGAAGAACACATCTTCTTCATTGTGCATGGGGCACTTTGAACTTGCTGGCTTTCCATTGTTCCGTGGTGTAGATAGCCATGAAGGACTTGACTATAAGTTTCTAAGCAACTATAATCATGTATACAGCGGACACTATCATACGCCATCACAGCACGACAACATCACGTATGTTGGTGCGCCCTATGAATTGTTTTGGAATGATTACAAAGACAAAAAACAGTTTGGTATTTTAGACACTGAAACAATGCAGACTACATTCGTAGAGAATCCTCACCGAATGTTTTATAAGGTAAATTATGATGACAATCAATTAAAGATTGAAGACTTGAAAGACATAAACTTTTCTAAGTATGCAAATGCTTATGTGAAAGTTGTTGTTTTGAATAAACAGGATCCTTATCTATTTGAAAAGTTGATAGATGAGATTTATAAATTTGGTCCTGTAGACGTTACGATTGTTGAAGACTTTACTATATCGAATGAAGAAACTGATAGTGATATTATTGACCAAGCGCAAGACACCATGACAATTCTTTCTTCATTTATCGATACGCAAAGCCTAAATATTTCAGACACTAATAAACTTAAAACATTGATGCGTGAACTTTACGTTGAGGCACTATCCAAAGAAAATATAGAATGATTATTTTTCGTAATTTGAGATGGAAGAACTTTCTATCAACTGGTAACTTCTTTACTGAACTGAACTTAGATGGCAACAACACCACGTTGATTGTTGGCTCTAATGGTTCGGGTAAGTCTACTATGCTTGACGCATTGTGCTTTGTGCTGTTTGGCAAACCATTTCGTAATATCAACAAAGGACAACTTGTCAATACGATCAATCAAAAAGATTGTACTGTTGAAATTGAATTCGACACAGGCAATAAGTCATACAAAATCGTTCGTGGTATCAAACCAAATGTGTTTGAAATTTACTGCAATGGGCATCTAGTCAATCAAGATGCCGCAGTCAAAGACTATCAAGAACACCTAGAGAAATTCATCCTCAAACTCAACTACAAATCTTTTACTCAAATTGTTTTGTTGGGTTCAGCATCGTTTACTCCATTCATGCAATTGTCTGCAAGCGATAGACGTTCTATCATTGAAGACTTGTTAGATATTCAAATCTTCTCACGCATGAATAGTGTTCTCAAAGATAAGTTTCTTTTGTTGAAAGAAAAACATTCGCAGTCGAAGTATGCTGTTGATCTGAAGAGTGAAAAGATTCAATATCAAATTCAGTTTATCGATTCATTGAATAAGAACAACGCAACTCAGATTTTATCTAAGCAACAAGACATTGCTAACACACAATTGTTGATTGCAGAGAGTGAAACTAGATGCATAGCACTACAAACAACTTTGTCAGAAATATGTACACAAATTTCAGACAAGTCTAAAGTCGATGCAAAGCTATCTAAATTTACAACGATTCGTCAGAATTTAATAAAGACTCATAAAAAAATTGATACTGACATTGAGTTTTATCATAACAATGATGATTGCCCAACATGCAAACAAGCTATTGGTAATGAATATAAGACACACATTGTAGAAGAACGAAACAAAAAATTAGTTGAAGTCGATGATGCATTGTCAAAAGTTAAAACTGAACTTGATCTTGTCAATGGTAGACTTGTTGAGATTGAAACGATTGCTGAACAAATTCAAACATTGAATTCTCAGTTGACATTTGAACAGAGTGAGGTCAGAGTAAATCAAAGACACATTGACAATATTAATAAAGAGATTGTGCGATTGAATTCCGTTAAGGATGATGTTAATGCAGAACAAGAGAAACTTGCAACGTTGACTACAGAACTAGCAGAACTAGAATCTGAAATTAAAGTTATTGCTGAAGAGCGTTTGTATTTTGAGATTGCAACGAACTTATTGAAAGACACAGGCATCAAAACGAAAATCATTCGTCAATACATACCAGTCATCAACAAGCTAGTTAACAAG